GTTCTTATATTAGATTTAAAATACCACCTTTGACCGCATTCTTCACAGATTGCATTATGCTCTTCATTGATCATATACGAACCGCAATCCGCACTTACACAATCTCCACCGCAACTACATTCAATTGAGTAACAGGCACTTGACTTCATCTTATTAGTAACAGGCTTGGCTTTCTTCCCGTTGTCCAGGTAGGTGCTGCTTATGTCCACATACTTACCCATTATTATAATACTCCTCAATACTGAAGGATACTTCACGCTCATCCAGGTATCGTTGGAATTCTGGCCCCAAGCGTTGGTTCACAATAAAATCAAGACACACCATTAGCGAAGGTCTTTCTTCAACAGACTCCAGGTTCGTAAATAAATTTGAAGGCGGCGAGTTATGAATAGCGCCAGGAGAAGATTCACCAGGAGAATTTACTGATGATTTCTCGGTGGGACTCTCACCGCCCTCTTTACCAGGAGAATTTTCAAAACTCATATGTTCCCTCCATTCATTTTTAGATCGGACTCTTATCGACATCTGGATGCTCCCTATGCCATTTAGCATTGTGTATTTCCATATCGTTTATAGACTCAACATCTAACTTAATTTCTTTCGCTATCTCAAGCATATATTCCTGGCGCTCACCCTCATTCCATTTACCATCCCTAACCTGGCGCATACCGTATGTTATATGTTGGATCCAATCGTGTAACTCTGCATTGGCCTCGGTACGCTCTATAGGGGCTTTGGCAGCACTATGGCGCTCCTGGGCGTGGACCATCTTAATACGGTCCATAATTTTGGTGCAATCTGTGATGGACGGCATCAAGCCAGGCCTGATCTGATACACAAATTCATTCCAACCTTCACGCAGCACCTCAAAATCATATTTAGAAAGTGCTACCGTCCAATTCTTCACCTGGTTATCATTCATATTAACATTTAAGAAAGCATCCAACTGCTCTACATAATTCTTCTGGACCTTATTTAGTTTAGATTGGAGAATTTGTGCCATCTGTCACATCACTATAGTCTATTTTTCTATCCTTTTTCTTACCCTGGGATTCTATCGTTGCATATTGCACTACAATATTTTCCCATTTGGAATTTCCATTTGACGACTTTCTTCTAATGGATTTCAAAGATTGTAAGTTAGCCAACCAATTAAAGGATGCAGTTTCATCATATGAACTAATGATCCACCTTAATACCTCATCAATAGAATCAACGGCCACTCCATCCAACCTGTGCAGTTTCTCCAACTCTGCTGCCCCTGTCTGGACCATTTTAGTTGGAATAGAACCATTCTTAAATATTGACAGTTTTGGAAACACTTCTTTTACTGCAGCAGCATAGTTTTCTGCCAGGACAACAAAGTTATCCAGGTCCCTCTCTACCTTCTTTACCACCTTCTTCTTTACCACCACAGTATTAAGTTTGTCCAGGCGCTCACCTACCCACTCATTGATAAGTTCAGTATATGTGTTATTATCTACCGATATTTTCATCATTGAATCGATATATTCATTTTTCAAATCACAATCAGGGATCCCATCAAGCATACCCAACCAGGACTTTAATACATTGGGATTAGCAGGTGGCCTGTTATACTTGGTCCAATTCGGTAGGTAGATCACATTGAATGACCAATCGGCTATCGCCATCTTCTTATCAGACAATTCATTAAATGCCTTTTTAAAGGCCTCTGCGCTCCAACCCAGGTCATCAGTACAAGATCCTACTCCTGCCCTATATATGCCTGGTAGGGGCTTTCTAATGGGGCCTGTGAGCAAGTATAGCCACAACAGTTTACCGTGCGGCGTAAGGGTACTGAAATCCCTGGAGATCCAGGTGGTTATTGATACTTCGTTATATCTAATCATAGGATTATCCGCCATTCAATAGTTTTAGATGTGATGCTGCATTGTGGCCCATAATATTCAGGGATCACTATTTTAAAACGGGAGGTCATCATCATCTTCTGTTTCTGTCGGGATTTCTTTTTTAGGTTCTTTTTTTTCTCCTTCATCTATCATTCCTTTTAACTTATTAAGACAAATCTCAACCGCATCATATGTAGGTGACATATCCAACCAGGGTTCTACTTTATCCCTTGTTTTATCATCTACATACTTTGAGCCTAAACACTCACGGATATCATCTTTCAATGTTGGCAGCCGCCCTGGATTATCTTCTTCCTCTTCTTCTTCTTTGAAATTGCCATCATTACGATCATAATCACTATACGGTACTGCATCGGATGGTGCCGACAACTGTTTTTTAAGGTCCTCAATGTTGTTCTTGGACTTTACTTCAACGCTCTGCTCATCCGCCTGGTACATCTCATCATCGGTGTAGATCCCTGACAGATCATTAGGAAATGCCTTACGCAACGCCAGGGCCTCTGCACATTTACCAAGCATTAGATATGGCATCTTATTCCACATATAATCCTGTTTCCCCTTCGGGCAATACTCATTCCAGGATGCGGATGCTTTAAACTCACATACCACACCGCTAACTATTTTCTTTACACAGGCCGTTGCAACCTTCGGCTGCCTTTCCCCTTTCGCCAGGAGTTGATATTCTGTCTTTCCACCATTATATAGGTATTCGTCATTTCCTGCATACTTGCCTGTTCTTTCAGCAATAGCACGATAACCATCAATACCTGTTTGGATGGTAGCCTTATTACCCCTTTTAATCATATGGATCTGCCTGGAGAAAGGATCCAAACCAGATCTCTCACATTGATATAAGAACAGGGACAACTCATCATCCGAGCAGCCATCTGCTACTGTCCTCTTGATCAATTCTTTCTGATCATCTGTTAAAACCAATGTGGTTTCTTTTAATAGTAATTTACTCATCGGATCTCCTTATTTTGCTATTTTCTTAAACGGCCTTGAAACCGAAATTGTCGCATATCTTTCATAAACATCAGGTTCTTCTGACTTCAACCGCCTGGTATTTACTCGTTTTGATTCAATGGGCCTATAATGTAAACGATAACCTGTGCAATCAACTATAGGTCTATCGCCTATCAATTCTTTTATTTTATTTTTCTTTTCATCTATGCGGCCACTAACATCCGTGGCTATTGTTTCCAACTCCACCAAATCCTGGACCACAGGTGTGAGCGTATCGTCAAATTCTACATCACCACTATTTTCCGATACCTGGTTCAATAGCGCTGCGCCCTGGCACGATGTTCTATAGGGACACCTGGCACACCTTTTATCCTTTGGATCCAGGCGGTCTGGCGTGGGACCATTGGATACCCTGGCCCAAAATCCTGTTCCTGCTTTATAAATGGCATCTATTATCGTATCGTCCCTTTCAATATCAAAAGTTAGGAACTGCCATTGCTCGGCCCATAGCACGGCAATACTTGCCCAGGTGCGGTTAGTAATGAACATTCCATACTGCATCTGAAGGATCCAACTGTGTGGAATACCGTCCTGCTTTATTTTCATAAACATCTGGCGGCCTGTGCTTTTGCATTCCAGGATCCCAGGCCCATTTGAGTGACCTACTACCTCTCCATCTAAATGTACCCTGGCCCAATCAACAGATCTATGAGTTAGTGTTTTATAAACCTTCCTGACTTTGTTGCCCGTGACCTCACGATACTCATCAATAATCAGATCTTCCATCTTATTACCACGCTTAATGGCCCCTTCAGCCAGAATGGGATAATCTGGTTCCAGGCCTCTCTTGTCATACCACAAATATCTTATGCAGCCATATGGTTCTATATTTAATAAGTGATGAATATCAGATCCCCCTACACCTTTACGGCGTTCTATTCTTTGTTTTTCAGTTATCATTGACCTTATCCCCTAAAATTTCATCGTTGTTTGTTACTATTAACCCACTCTTCTAAATCCTGTTTCTTTATACGGTAACCTCCAGGAACGACTACCGATCTAATTACATCTTCGTTGATAAGATCTAATACCTTACGATAAGAGATTTTCAAGATCTCCGATACCTCTTTTGGTGTGTACAATATCATCTCTGGCATAGCGTATCCTATGTTATTTAGTGTTATTTGGTGTGGTTAAGTTACTTTTGGGAGGGTTTAGGACGCAAGGGATTTTATCTTTTCAGATAATTCCTTCGCCCTATTGGGAGTTTGCCTACTCCATCGGGAATCGAGCATTTCTGCGGATGCAGTTATATAGTCGTTATTTTCTAACGCTTTATGAAATTTCTTAAACTTTGATACGCCCCTAACGCCCATCTGGTAGCACATATTTATAACTACAATTTTAGCGATATTGGGTTGGTTTTTTAAATGTGGGAAACTGCTAAAGATTTGCGGCAGCAGTTTTGATATCTTTTTTTCCAGGATCTGGTTACAGATCTCTTCATCAAGTTCCAGGTCTTTTATGGCAAAACCTATGCCAATTGTGGGGACACCTAATGTGTCGGTATAGACACGGCTACGAAAACCTTCGTGTCTTTTTAGGTCTTCAATCAATTCTGCAAGATCAACTTGGTACATTAGCACCCTGGCCTGATGTAAGGACCTTTTTTTTTGGCCTCTAAAGCCGCAACTTTTTTCTCCAGGTCATCTACCTTCTTGTCTAAATCGTTTTCCCCGAACACATATTCAGATATCTTGTCCAGGTCTAACTTTTTTAGAACAATCTTTATAACCTTATCAATCAGAATCTTCTGCAGCATCTTGGATCTCTATAAGGACATCATCTATTAATGACCAGATACCATCCAACAGTTCCCGTTCATCAGATTCATTCAAAAGTGGAAGGTCCATCTTCTTATTTATTCCATTAAGGATTTGATCCTTTTTTGACCTTATCTGACTTATGGCGAACTTCATCCCCATTTTCTTGAGCATTGCCAGAAATTTTTTCATTATTTGCCTCTATTAGCGCTTGTTTGTAACCGATTAACTGATTCTTTTCTTGAATCGCATTATTGATGAGATTGTCCAAATCCACCAATCTTTTTTGTATTTCTTCTTGCGTTAGCATCGTCATAATATACTACTTCTCCAGTATTTGTTGCTTGATATCTTTTTTGAGAAATTTAGACGGCATATCCACCATCCATTTATTTAATACTTCATCTACGGTGAGTAAATATTTGTCCAATTCAAAATTATAACCATTCTCCATATCGTTATTCAATTTTGTGGTTAGGTCTGTGATAATAATATTATTGTGGAATATAATGTCCTGGCCATTTATCAATTTTACATTATCCTTATAGTCACCCTGCTCTTGTGGTGACATATTTTTCCACAACCTTTTAAAATCTACAGACATTGGCTCATCAAACAGATACCCCTCTTCCCTCATTGCCATAATATTGATATCACCTATCATCTTAACCAGGTCGTGGAACTTCGTGATCTGTTTAAGATTGGTCGTATATTTAGGGTTGCCTTTACTGTCAAATCCTGATTCAAATTCAGTATGCATCCATTGGTATTTTTCTAAATTATCTCCCTTCGATAAAAACCTTTCTAACTGTTTGGGGGCCTCCCGACTTTTCAATTTATCCATCCTTGCTTTCATTCCACCTGCCTCAACCGATTCAATAGAGAGCCATTTATTAACTGTATTATCTATCTCTTGCAATTCATCCAGGCTCTCCCACATCTTTTGATATGATAATCCCTGTTTACCAATATAAGGCTTATCACTTACGAACGCCTTCATTAATGGGTAATCAGATATTTTGGTCCAGGCAGCATATCTATGGTCCGACAGGCCTGTGGCCACCGCCAGGTCATCTACCACATCCATAGTAAAATCACCTGCTCCTGCAAAGGTTGAAGACACAAGGTGCTGCAGCCTCTTTGGTGACACCCCTATCTTCTCGCCTATCCATCTCAATTGGATAGGTGTCGATTCATCGTATTGTAAATCAGTTGCCAAATGCTCCATCTCCCGTGGGATAACCCTTCTTCCTGTGAAGAAATCATAACCTAATAAATTTTCTGTAATCAGTTGAGCAGGATGCGGAAGTAAATCAGTAGCAAAACCCTTACCACCGCCACCTACAGGCATAATCTGTTCCCATCCTGATGCTAATGATGCCAAAAGTTCATCCATACCTTCACCAGGCTTATTATGATAATTCAGCATTGTTTCAATGCTTTTCCCATATGTATAGCCGAATGGTCCCGTTGGGATACTGAATGTGAACTGACTACCTGGTATAGGAATATTAAAAAATCCATACTTACGCCAATGCACCATATCAGCATATCTATCAGCCAACTCTTCCGATGAATGCCAATACATCCAATTGGCCATCGTAGGCGCACCATAGTATATAGCACCCTTTAATGCCGTCTTGGCTAAATTTTCTGGTTTGTGTGCAATAGCGAATTGTTTTGTATGCTGAATCCTGGCGTTCAAGAACGGCCATAATGCACCTGCATTACGCATCATTGCACCTCTTAACCCATAATCTGCAGCAATAGATCTACCTTCTGCCATAGCGAGATAAATATCACCTGTTTTATTTAAAGTATTTACAAATCCACCTACCCTGTTAGCCGTTTCCGTGTACGAATTGAATTTTTTAAAGTACCTAAACGGATTGATATAATTAACATTATACCCCTTTTGGGCCTTATATGAAGGATGGGAGTACATACTATTTTTACCGACATCCAGGTGCTTGTCCATCCCCACTAAATAACTCTGCGCAGCCCCACTTGCCAGGAACTTTTGAAAATTAAGGTCCGTAGCCATATAACTTTTATGTCCTGAAAGAAAATGGAACGGGTTATAACCGTGTTTTGTATAGAAGACGGAAGATCCAAGATCCCTGGGGACATTTCTTAAACCAAATAGGGGATTATATTCAACGGCACCCTTCCTTAATAATGTGGAAGGTAATGCAAAACCCTTTATATATTTGTTTGTAGTTGAATTTAAATGCGAAAAGGCCTTATAGACATCTGGTGTAACTTCATAATAATTAATTTCACCACCTATCCTCGCTGATATAATACCAGGGCCTTCGATAGGAACCTTCCTGTGTTGATATATCCTATTGACGATTTCCCCTGTATTAGGATCTTTCTCTGTCGTGATATGTAATTTACTATTAGGGATCCTCTGGACTCCAGATCCTTTTCCTGTCAACATCAGATTATTGATCAATGTTGTTTTAGTTACATTCATATCTGCGGCATTGATCATTTGAAATGTATTTTTTATAATTTGTTCTACAGGTCCTACAATATCTTCTTTTGCTCCTTTGATCCCCATAACCTTCTGAAAAGATTTATCGTTCAAAAATTTACTCATACTATATTTGCCACCAGGGTTTTTATGTCTATACATCTCCATACCAACTAAATAACGGTTAAATGGGATATAATATTTATTCAATTCCCTTATGTTCTCGATATCCTGGACGCTCAACATTCCTGAATCCTTGTAATATTCAAGTAATGCGTCCTGGTATTTATAGATTGCGTCTGCCGTTTCTTTTATTTCTGGGAAGTCTTTCTCATACAGATTTTTCACCTGTTGTGACTTCTCCCTGCCTAATGTGGCAGCCTTGCCCTTATATCGTCTATGAAGT